TTGAGCATGGCGTCCTGCGCCGCCTGGACAACATTGGTTCCCGTGGCGCGCGGATTCCTTACCCCCATATCGGGAGAAATGGCGTCCATGACGTTTGCCACATCGGCGGCGTTCTGGGGCGTGCGCTCGGCCATATAGGGTCCAAGCACATTGGCGCCGCCTGAGGTGCCCTCCAGCGTCCGCTGGATCTTCGGACCGGCGGTGTTACCCGTCAGGTACGCGACGGCCTCAGGCGCCGTGACGCGGCCACTGGACATCAATGCCTTGGCTTGCGACGCCTGCTCCGGGGTCAACTTCCCAAGAATCGTCCGCGCGGTATCCGCCGAGGTCGGAATCACCGCCGCATGGAGGCCGCCCCCGGCAACGCCCCCCGCCAGGGAACCGATAACCTGCGCCGTCTGGCTGTCAGGTGCCAGCGCGCGCGCCGCCTCGGAGCCGGCAAAGGCGCCAGCGGACGGCAGCAAGGCGCGACCAGCACCGGTCGCCAATGCCCGTATAACGCCATTCTCCAGGCCTACAGGCGTCACGCCACCGCCGCCCAGGACATTGCCGCCAAAGGTAATCGCCCGGCCCTGGAAGTCCGTGGGCGCGTATTTGGCGTTATCGGTAAACCCGGATGACTCACCAGCCTTGGCGACCGCATCACGTAGGCCCGAATCGGTGCCAAAAACGCCATCCACGGTGTTAAGAGGGTTGGTTTTATCGGCAAGCTCGGCCGGGGTGTATCCCAGACGGCCACCGGATACGGCGTTCAGGCCAGCGGCGCCCATCCCGCCCACGGCTTTGCCGAGGTTGACGACGTTCGACGGTAGGTTGCCGAACGAATCGAGCAATCCTTCGGCGCCCTGTTTCACCGAATTGACCAGTTGGCCGCCCCGGTAGCCCCAGGACGTCTTGTCCGGGTACGCTGACGCCATGGCCTTGGTGATGTCTTCGTTGGACATCCCCTCTGGGAAATGGATTTCCTTGCCGTCCGGCGCAGTGACGATGGTCTCAGGCATCAGAACGGCTCCAGCTTGCCGGCGGCAGGATTCCAGCGCATGCGGTTACTCGTGGGGGCAGAGAGCGCGCCGGGGGCTGACGTTGACGCTCCTGGCGTCACGCTATCGGGCGCCTTGACACCAAGGGCTGGGTAATTCTGGTTAAAGTAGCTTTCGAACTGCACCGGATCGCCGCTGGATGCCCTATATTTGTTGTAGACAATAGGCTTACGAATGACGTTATCAGCCACTTCGTTCTGTGTGTCGATCAGGTTTTTAATCGCCGGAATCGTGTAGTCCTGGTTCGGATTCGACTGCATCGCAATCATCAAATCGGCATTCGTCGGGCGAGAAGGATTAAGCGCCTTGGCTTTCGCCATGGCGGCCTGGACGGCATATTTATTGAATTCCTGCTGATTGGTTGGATCGGCGCCGGACCATCCAAGCTGATGAAGGAGATTTTTTGCGTCCGTCAGCTTTCCGGCGAACGGACCAGTCGTCAGGCCGTTCACGTGCTCAAGCAACTTATTATTGAGCTGACGCTGCTCAATGGCGCCAGCGGCATCCGCATTCATCTTCGCTTCCATCTCGGCCACGTTCGATGCGCGCTTATCGGAAAGCGATTTATCGAACGTAGACTGGCCGATGAAATCGGAGCCAGGAAGCTTGGGAATCGTCCCCGGCAAAGCATTCGGATCGGCTGTGGGCGTCACCCCGCTGCCATTCGTCGGCGTGATGCCCGGCGACTTCGTGGGATCGATGCCGTTCTGCTTGAACTGGTCAGCGATATATTTCTGCGCCTGATCGCCCGACATGCCGTACTGGTTCTGCAGCAACGCCGCATGATCCATGATCTGTTGCATGGTCTGCTGCTTGCTGGCGGCAAAATCAGCCGGATTCGTCGGCGCGCGACCACCGCCCACTACAGCTTGGGTATTCGCATTCGCCACGGGACCCAGCCACGCGGGTCCAGCGGCGCCGCTCGGGCCCGTCACCGTGCCGATGGTGTTCGCCTGCTGGGCGGCCTGCTGCTGGCCGGCTAGCTGCGCCAGGACGCCATTACCCTGCATGCCATTTAGCACCGGATTACCCTGCGCGTCATAACCCCCGGACGTGCCCTTGCTGAAGTCAGCGGCTACGAACGGTGCCGACACTCCGGGGACGACATTCGTCGTTCCGGGCTGGAAGCTCTGCGTGCCCTTCACGACCTGGGCGGCACGATCCAAGGCGCCGACGTCATTCAGATCACGGCCTTGCTGGGCGTATTGGCGATTCTGATCCGTCAATGCGCTATGCTCGGCGGCAAACTTCATGGCGCCAGATGGGTCCTGGCGCATCCAGTCGGCGAATGCCTCTTTCGACAGGCCAAGGTTAGGGTTGGCCCCATTCGATCCGCCTGAGCCATAGACCGCATCGACCTGCGCCGCTTGGCGCGCGGCTTGGGCGTTGACGATGTCAGCCTGTTCCTTCTGGGCTTTCTTGTATTCGATGCCGCCAAGGAGGGCGTTGGCGATCTGGCCTGCAGCCGGACCTAGCCCCATGCGCGGCACGACACGCATGCCATTCAGGGATGAATAGGCACTTCCGTCCATCGCATTCTGCTGCAACATTTGGGCAATCGCCAGCCGGCGCTGCAGCTGCGCCTGGGCAAACGCATCGTTCGGCGCCAAGACGCCCTTTGGCGCTACGCCTGCGGCAACATATCCGGTGGGAAGGCTCGCCATGATTTAGCCCTGAAGAATGCCCGGAGGAATGGACGTCGGCGCGACGGCGCCAGCGTTAGGGCTGCCTTGATTGACGGCGCTAAGAAGACCTTTGGCAAGCGCCTGCTTCTGCGCCACCGTCATGGACGAGTTCGGCGCCGACAATTGCGCCAGCGTCAGTCCATTCTGGCTGGGCTGTCCCAAAGGAATGGGCCCTCCCTGGCCCCCACCATTGGCTCCAAACTGCGAGTAAGGGCTTGGCATGGCCTGGTAGGGATTGCCCATGGGATTAGTCTGTGCCGGTGCTACGCCGCCGAGCCCATACATTTGCTGCTGCGGCTGATTGTCGAGGATGCCCATATCTGTTCCTTATGCCATGGCCGCCGCCATCAAGACGGCTGAGAGGATGCTGGCGCCCGCTTGGGTGTTGGCGTTGTCGGCGGCGTTTTTCGCATTGGCGTTGGCTTGCGCCTGCTGCTGCGAAGCATAAAAATTGCCCGCCACGTCGGTGTTGGCTGCGTTGATTTGTCCTGGCTGCGACACCTGAGGGACATTGACTTGCGACCCGCCGGTAAGGGCCTGAAGCTCATTCAACGTATTCCCACGTAGCGAAAACAGCTGATTCAAGCCTTGCGCATTGGCTGAATTTTTCAACTGCGCCGACGATAGCCCCTGGCTAAATTGCTGATTGGCCAAGTCATTCCCTTGGGTTACCGCTGAGTCGCGCGCCTGCCCGTAAGCGAAGTCACGCTGACGGGCGAAATTGTTCATGGCGTTGTTGTAGGCGTCGGAACCCTGGGTAATGCCCTGAGCCGCCAACTGCGCCGTCAACTGCTCTTGCTGCTGCTGGTACTGAGGATCGAGCATGGACGTTTGCTGCTGATAGACCGCGTTCTGCGCCTGCTGTCGCGCAGCATCCAGGTTGCCGCCATTGACCGTCGAGGCGATCCCAGGCAGGCCGTTGGCCGATACGGGCGTTGCCAGTTGAGACGCGGCATTCTTTGCCAGCGTGCTTCCTAGACCAGACGTCGTGATCTGCGAGTTATTGTTATTGTTGAGAATTTGCTGCTGAGCTGGCGCCAGGGAGGTAGTCTGCGTCCAGTTCGGCTGGGCCGCCGTGCCGTTGTTGACCCATGACACATTACCGGTCGGCGTGTTCTGCTGATACCGGTTAAGCATGGCATCGTAGTTGGCCGTCTGCATCGCCGATTGCGTCTGCGCATTGGCAGCTGCAACCGGATCGGTCGGTGGCGTTGTTTTTGCGGACTTACCCATGGTTATTCCCCAGCCAGCGGCACTCGTTGCGAGTCATGCCGATTACGATCATGTCACCTTCAGGAGTTGCGTCTCTTAGACGACCTTCGATCACGAAACCGATCTTTAGGTCGAACCGAAGTGTTGCCTTGTTGATGGCTGAGACGAACCCCGTTACTCGGCGGCACTGAAGCTGGTTGAACGGGTAGCCGAAGATGGTTTTCATCACCCCTGGCGTTGCCCACAGCCTACCACGATCTGCCGCCACATGCATAGAGATGTCATAGCCGGTGAAGTGGTTAAAAACGACCCCAGCGATTAACTCCCCCTCATCCGAACAAACCCCAATGGCCTCATAATCCAGTCCGTCGTCCATCTCCATGCCGGGTATTCGCTCCATGACCCATTTCCCGACGCGCCCCCTATCGCCGAAGACGCAAAAGGCCATCAGTAAATACCGCCCATCTGGTAACCATAGTCAATCGCCAGTAGTGAACACTGGACCTTGGAAATTGTCTGCATGCGGTACGAGGCCTGATAGCCGATGCCGGCGACCGATTGCCAATTGATGTTCACGTCGCCAGTTACCGACCACATCGCCACGTTCCATACACTCACGTTCCAGAACGATACATTGGCCTGGGGCGGAAGACTCAAGGTCTGCGTCGGCGCCGCATCTCGGAAATCGGTGTTCAGCGTCGCGGCAATGCCAAGCGTCCCGCCTGCCGAGAAAATGGGGCGAGCCATGGTGAATTGCTTGTTCTGGCCCGGGGCGCCAAAGCTTGAGAAAGCCGGCTTCAGGTCGGTGATGATCGCCGTGGCGTTGTCAGAAAATCCGACATCGCACCAGGTGATCTTGTTTCCTGCGCCATACATCAGCCGGTCGCCGAACAACTCGAAACAGGCGGCATTCCAGCCATTGAAGATCGTCCAGGCTCCCGTCAAGGTATTACAGACGTACTGGTACGACGTAGTCAGCGTCACCACGGGGACATTGATGATGATCTTGTTGCCTACCGGATGAAGGATGATCTGCCACCCCGAGTTGTTCGAATACGTCACAACATCGTTATTGATCAGGTTTTCGATCTTGCTCGACACCTGGAACGACCCCTGGGAGCGGTCCGTGAGCATCGCCTTGGAAAGGGGCACAACGCCATCGACGGTCACCGCATAGAGATCGGAACCCACCTTGGAGATGAAGCGGTTACCGGACGCCGGACGCCCGATGCGGAAGATGCCCGAAAGGTTCCACGTGGAACTTTGCGTGGGGTCGAATCCGGTATACACCACTACCTCCCCAAGATTGGAGAAGAAGGCGAAATAATCGTTCGGCCCCTGGACTGTGTCGATATTCCAGGATTCCATGGCTACCAAGTGGCCGCCCAGCTTGAAGATCGATGACATGTCGAAGATCGACAGCACGCCAGAGACCTGCGTTGCCGGGAAATAGGCGATCTTCAGCGTGTTGGCGACGATGAAATACAGCCGCCCCTTGAAGGCCGAGACGAAATTGCACTTGCTAAGATCCGTGCCGCCCGACGTCTGATAGGCCTGGGTGTAACCGCCCGGCGTCGTGGCATTGCCGCCGGGAGCCGTCAGCATGGTATAGGTGAAGGTGTTCGTTCCTGTCACGACGATATTGAAAATACCGTTGTAGGCTGCCGGGACGGCGCCGCTAACAATAATTGCATTGCCCGTTTTCAGGCCATGGGCGATGGATGTCGTTGCCGTCGCCGTGGTTCCCGAGGCGGTAATCGACGTAAACGTCACCACGCCCGCGCCAGGAAAGATGGTCGACCAGCCTACGCCGTCATAGATATGCCCTGCTGCATTGCCGTCCACCGCGATCAGGAATTGCCCAGCCGGCGTGCCGAAATTGACGTAGGACCAGGCGAACGCGCCATTCACGCTTACGGCGTTCGTTGCCACTGGCGTATTTTGAACGGTCACATCCCATAGCGTGGAGGCAGCCACGGCAAAGAGCTTGGTATTCGCCAGACCGTTATAGACAAGGATTGACGTCACCGTCCCTCCCAGGCCCGTGCACCAGTCCTGGGACCCGCCACGGACGTCCAGCGTGGTCGGGGTCGGGAACCAGTTCACCATGGTGATCGCATCAGTCGGCGGCATCGCGGCGATAGAGTCGCGCGAATTCAGGCCACCAATTGGCGCGGGAACTGATGTGGTCTGCACCACTTGCTGACGGGATGGGCGATTACGCGCCATTAGTATACCCCTCGGAAATATCCCTTAGGAAATTCCTTGAGTGATTCGCGAATTCGATAATAAGTTCCATGACCAATACCGAGTTGACGCTTAATATTGGCGATTGTCATTCCTGAACTTCGAAGCTCTAATGTCTTGTCGCAAAGTTCATGAAATCGACGATAGTTGTATCTATGCTCGCCCTTTCTTGTATGTCCGCAAGCGTCACGATCACGCATATTCTGCGCATGATCTCCCAGATAGAGATGACTTGGATTGATACATTTACTATTATTGCACCGATGTAAAACATGCATGCCTTCTGGAATTTCCCCAACGGAAAGAGCATATGATGCGCGATGCGCTCCAGTAATCTTTCCATTAAGCCAGAATTGGCCGTAAGGAAGATCCTTTCCAGAAAAAAATGTTGACGTCCAATTCCAACATCCACCTATTCCATTCTTATCGCACTTTGAATGCAGGCGAGTAAGAGCTTCGATATTAGTACCCATACGACGTATCCGGGATATTAGCCGCGCCAATGAACATCGGGTAATCCATCACGGTGGCATTCAGAGGAAGGTTCTTCGCCGACTGCTGGCGCGACTTATAGCGCTGCATGGCGTTATCCCACGCGGTGTATTCCTCGTCATAGTCGAGGCCTTTGGCGCGCCGGAAGCGCCAGATAAGGCCAAGGATCATCGTGTCATCGTCGAGCAGATAGATATCGGTATCGGCAAGAAAACGATTCTGCAGCACGTTCAGCGCTGACTGGCAATAATTGTAGGAGTAATACTCGTACTCCAGGTTGTTGTTATCGGCAGGTACCGGATTCAGATAGAACTGCCCATCCATGATCCGATAACGCCGACGCGGCCCGGTAGCGATCACGCCAGACACCAGCGATTGCCAGTCCTGGGGGCTAAGCGGGCCTTCGATCTGCCAACGCATATCCCGATCCCAGAACGTGCTGGGCATCAGATGATCGGCATCCGCCGGGAAGGGATAGGCGATTTGCCCGAGCCCCATCAGCGTGCCGGTTTGCGTCTGCGTGGCATTGCCACTCATGGTGAATTGGGTGGGTCCGAGTACCGCCGTAACGGTGGCGCCCTGCGGAAACAGGCCGGAATTCGATCCATTGGCGCCCGATACCACCCATCCAATCTGCGGCGAGGGAGAGGGCGCAGTCTGGAACGTCAGGGTCGGACTCCCTAGCGTCGTGTTGACGGGAACAATACCCGTGGACTGCACCTGAAACCGATAGCGCTGGCGAAGCATCTGCCAACCACCAATCGATGAGCCCTCCTGATAGGCTTCGCGAGCCTCGCGTTGCGCGAGGGCAACCAGCTGGAGGACTTGCTGGTCTGTATTGCCGATGGCAAGCGTAGGCGCCAACAGCCCGAGTTCGCTGCAGGCATCTTGCACCATCTGCAGGAACGTCCGCTTGGCGATGTTGGCCGCACTGCCAGGAATTTGGCTCATCACCGCCATGCGAATTTCTCCTCGTTAGTCGATTACTTTGACCGCCAGGTAAGACCGTCCGACGAGGCGCATGCAGCAAGGATAAAACCCGCCGCCGCCACGGAAACCGACGCGCCACCGTTGATCGTGCCGCCCACGGGCGGATAGATCGTCAGGGCGTTGGCGCCGTTGTTGAAGACCAGGCAGGAATCGCCAGTGACGGCACCTAGCGGGAGGATGCCGCCTGTGCTGGCCGCCACGGTGCCGAACTGCGTGTTGCCCAACTGCATGGGATAGGCGGTAGCCGCGTTCGTGCCCAGGGCGATGACGCCTGGATCGGCTCCGCCAGTCACGTTGATGGCCTGTCCGCCTGCGAAACCGGACCCGGTAAGGGCTTTCTGAAATGCCATGGGGTTACTCCTTCAGTTTGATCTTGTCCGAGGGCTTCTCGGCATTCAGGCGGGTTATTTCGGCCATCTGCACCTGGAGCGCTTCAATCTGGGCGCGCAAAGTGTCGTTGTCGGCCTGCAAGCGTGATTCCAGCGCATGATCGGACGTCGCCGCCACATAATGCTTGGCGCGCGCCACCAGGTCGTTGGCTCCCAAAATACGCAGCTGACCGTCAGGCACGGCGGCCAACTGCTCAACGGTGTGGATGTGCATCGCCGCAAGCTCCATGGCCTGCGACTTGGTAATATGCGTCCACTCCTTCAGCGGAAATCCCGTACTGGCTTGCGATGCCTGACGCTGGAAGGCGTCCCACTGCGGGGCGAATCGGTGGAAATCCAGTTCCTCAGCAAAGCGCTTGGTCACCTTGGTCGTATCACCGGGATAGTAAATGGTGATGAACGGGCGATCTTCGTAAATCTGCCGACCTTCCTGCCTGCTCTGGAATTCCAGGTGGAAAGGCTCGAGCGTGAACTCGACATGCAGATTCTTATCGCTTCCGTGCGTTGCCATGGTGCCGTTGGCGGCATTGGCATCGATCATGGGATTTGCGAGGGACATGGGATCTCCGGGTCAGTTGTGGACCTGTCCCCGCGAGGCGCCTTCGCCCAAGGCCACGTCGAGGTTGGAGCCCTCGCCATAGACCATGGTGTCATCGCCAAGCTGGAACGGAAGTCCGTTGATGTGAACAATGGAACCCTTTGGCAGGGTCCGCGATTCGGTGAAATGCGCGATGCGCTCGTCGTAAACCTCGCCCTGCACCGGCGTCTCCACCGCCATGCGCTCCAGACGGCTGGGCGATTCCACGCCCCGGGTCGCCTGAAAGCGCTCATAGGCGCGCTGCTTGGCTTCGCTCACGATGGGATAGGGGTCGCGGTTCTGGTCGGGAATCGGCGGCACTTCGCCGGGGCGGGGGAATTCGCCAGGGGTATGGGCTT